AGCAATTACGCGGCGTTGAATATGTCTCAGATGTTACATTCAATCCGATAGAAGATGCGAATGGCACTTGGATAATAAGCAGCGAAGAGGTAAGCAGCACAACCATCGACTGGGTTAAGCAATTGCCCGCGATTGAATATACTTCAAAAGAATCACTAACTTTGTAAAAACTAAAAACTATGGCAGGCGTAAAAGTAACCGACCTAACACCCTTAGCAACGGCAGCAAGCGATGACATCTTCTACATCGTTGATACAAGCAGCAATACCAGCAAGCAGATTGAGGTTCAAGACATCTATTCAGGGATGCCGCAGTTTGCGAGTGGTACGTATACGCCTGTGGTAAGCAATGAAACAAATAATTCAACCATAACAATTGAAGGAGGGTTGTATTCAAGAGTGGGGGATATTGTTACCGTTTCAATTAAATTAATAGTTCAGTTAGACACAGGAGAAACTGAAACATCCTTTAATTTAAGTTTGCCAATATCAACTGCGTTTACTGATAGGGAGGAGTTGATAGGTACTTTTGTTGCTTTCCCATCAGTAGCTGCGTTATCATTTAGTATAAGTTTTGTTCAGGCTGATATTACAAACACCGATTTAATGCAATGCAGCTTTGAATCGGACACTGCCGCAGATACAATGGCGGCCTCAATTGTTGCGCAATACTTAATCCTTTAACAATGCGCAGCACCTCGCTTCTCGGTCTGAACCTGATTAAGAAGTATGAGGGCTTGCGGCTTAGTTCATACCTATGCCCCGCCGGAGTGCCCACCATAGGCTACGGCAGCACGCGCCATGCGAACGGAAAGAAGGTTTTACTCGGCGAAAAGTTGACAGGCGAAAAGGAAGCAACGCAATTGCTATTATCCACGCTTGACCCATTCGAGGCAGCCGTAAATAAGCACCTACCTAACCTTAACCAATGCCAGTTCGATGCGCTTGTGTCATTCAGCTACAACGTAGGAACTGGAGCGTTGGTTAAGTCAACGCTGCTAAAGAAGGCAAAAGCCAACTCAGCCGACCCAAGCATCCTCGATGAATTCCTTCGTTGGAACAAGGCAGGCGGGAAGGTGCTCTCAGGGCTAACGAACCGCCGCCGCGAAGAGGCAAATCTCTATTTCTCACTTTGTAATATTTAGCGGCATCTTGCCCCAACGCCGCGCTGGCGTGTGCGTATATTAGATATGCGGAAAAGGGCTACCAAACCAAGGCGGATTATTGATGTGATTGTGAAGCATTGGCGCGGCACAATCGGTTCGCTTATGATTCTGGTGTCCATCTTCCTACTTATCTTCAAAGTGATAACAGCCGAGACATTAACAGCCATAATTGCAGCACTATTAGCCGCAGGGTACATACCAAAAGCCAAAAGCGATGCAACAGATTAGAAGAGATACAATAAAGGTGGTTCGCCATAATAAGGTGAACATCGATGAGATGCAGTGGCAACAGCCCGATGTGGACACCTCATTCGCCCAGGCGAATCGTGAATCCTTTCAGGCGGTCATGGCGCAACCGCCAAAGCCGAAAGTGCTCACAGCATTCGACACGATTCAGCCGTGTGATGTATCTTTGTACCCAGCCGCCACGTATTACATCCCGAAAACTCACGCTGTAAGAAACGAGCCGGAAATGCCAACGCCTATGAATTACGATATACTTGCTAATGGAATTGTGCTCACCTTCACGATGCTGCTTACCATCAAGTATGCGCTCGGATGTATGCCTGCATGGCGTTCATTAATTGCGGATTTACGTTCGGTTTAACGTATCTTTGCAGCATGGCATCGCTGCACATCCTTGAGTCATCAATTGACCTCTTCTATGTGATTACAGATAAGGATGGCAACATCGTCACTACGAATGACCTATTCCGCGAATACTCAAGCCACATAAAGCCCGGCAACATACTCGACATTGCAGCGCAAGACAGCGACCGCGATGAACTGCTTGCAGCCATTCGCAAGGCGCAAAGCAAATCGCCCGACCCGATTCGGGCATACGCAAAGACGAAACAGAAGATTGCATCCGAGCGCTTCAATATGTGGAATGTTTACGCCATTGTTGACATGCTGCACTTCATCGGCATTCAATTGGTCGATGTTACTTCCATCAGCAACCACGAATATGAACGGCAAAAGATACTACTCGAAGAGTTTCGCTTTACCCTATCGCACGAACTTCGTCAGCCATTGACATCGATTGGCGGCTTGGTGAAAATGATAAACGAGCATACGTGGGCAACCGATCAGGAACGCGATGGCGTGATGAAGATGCTCGAAGATAGCGTTGAAAAGCTCGACAATGTGATTCGGCTATTGGTAAAGAAAGCAACGCGGCAATTATGAGCAACCTACCAGCCACCGATTGCGAATGCGATGAGCGCTTGGTAAAGGTGCTGGCAGTTTACATAGCCGAGAAGTCGATGCCGATTAAGGTGGCGGGCGATATATTGCTTAACGAGCTCAGAGATAAGAGCACGTACCTCAAACGATTAAACGAACTAATCCTATGCAGCAAAGCAACGTAACCAGTCTCAGCCTATTAGTAATATGCCTATTTCTATTGCTGCTATTGCTTCGCACGTGCGGGGCATTGGGCGAGGCTGAAAGCAATGCGATGTATCTCGATTCGCTCAACAATGAGTACGCGGTGCGAATCGCGAGAGATAGCAGCAAAATACACAGCCAAGGAGTGCAGCTCGCAGCGGCAGGCACCAAGCTGCGAGCCTTGGAGCTGCGTGAGCCTGAGGTGGTGATACGCTACCAAACGCGCACCAAAGTAAAGACCGAGATTCAACTCGGCGAGACTGTGTACATTGACAGCTTCCCGCATATGAGATTGCCTCGATACTTCCATCGGCCCGGTAAGTGGCTCGAGATAGGTGGGCAAATAAGCCGCGCAGGGAGGCTCCAGATTGATTCAATTATCATTCCGGTGTCTTATACCGTTGCAATCGGAGATACGCTGCGTAAGGGCTTCCTATCGCGTAAGCGTGATAAGGTTGTTCGGCTTGGCATCGATAACCCATACGTGACCGTTACCGGCATGAACAATATAATCGTGCCCGAGCCGCCGAAGAAGTGGTATGAGACACGCGCATTCGCTTTCGCACTTGGTGGCATTACAGGATTCGCAATTGGTCGCGCAAAATAATTCCGTTGTAAATCAGCACTTTATAAATTTTTTTGCTTTTTTCTTTGTTCGTGTATTGCAGGTTCAAATAAAGGTTGTATGTTTGCAGTGTTAAACAATTAAACACTTACACGATGAGCACAACAATTAAAGCAGGAACAACAATTAAGGCGGTAAGCATTTGCGATTCAGAATGCGTTTTTACAGCCGAAGTACTAACTCGCAAGGGTGATTTTGTAACCCTTAAAGTAAAAGGCTACAAGGATATTGTACGCAAAAAAGTAAAAGTAGGCTACAATGGTAACGAGTATGTTATGGCTTTAGGTACTTACTCAATGGCTCCAGCATTTTCATAACCATTACGGGCGGCTAATAACCGCCCTATACATTCTTAAACCCTTAAACCCTTAAACAATTATACACATGGACACAAGCACAACATTTCAAAACTACGAGCGCACAGAGTTCTACCATTACGATCACCTCAGCGGTGTTATGACCTTGCTCGTTTCACACGGATGCCAAAAGGGCATTCACACACGCTGCGATTCAGGCGCAGCAAATATGGCGCGTAAGTTTCACCGCGAGCAATTCGAGGGCGTACCAGTTGAGCATCGACTATTCGAGCCACTATCTCGCGCTGATTACATTGATAGGTTTACCAGCGTAATCGATGGCATCAACCGCGACCTTATCCAATCACTCGAATCTGACAATCTTTAATCTTTAACCCTTAAACATTTATATCATGGCTTTAACAGCACCCATTGGCGGTTCATCGAATCGTCAAATCGCACCCGAAGGCAGCTACCCTGCACGCTGCTACCAAATCATTGACCTCGGAACCACTGAGCAGGGCGGTAACTTTCCCGGTAAAAAGCGAAAAGTACAATTGCTATTTGAGCTACCTACCGAGCTGGCAGTATTCGATGAAGCGAAAGGCAAGCAGCCGTATTACGTGCGCAGCATTTACACGCTCTCTATGAATGAGAAAGCATTACTACGCCGCGACCTTTCGGCGTGGCTTGGTAAAAAGTTAAGCGATGCCGAGGCAGCAAAGCTCGACATATTCAAGATGCTCGGTAAAACTGGAATGGTTAACATTGCTCACGTAACGAAAGGCGAGAACACCTACGCAAACATTATCAGCTTCGCGCCGCTGATGAAGGGCTACGAATGCCCGGCAGCAATTAACGAAGCATTTACCTACACGCCAACCGCGCACGATCAGGAAGTATTCTCTAAGCTGCCCGAGTTCATTCAGGATAAGATTAAAGAATCGGATGAATACATTGCAATGAGCCGCAACGAGCAGAAGTCAGCGTTCAATAAACCGCCGCAAAACATTGAAGAGCTGCCGGACATTGACGATATCTTTGGGCAGAAAGCGGCGAATGACTTACCTTGGGATTAATTGAAATAAATAAGGGGCGGTAAAGCGCCGCCCCTCTCACACTAATAGAAACAAACATGAACACTTTGACAAAGGTACAAATACCAATCGAGAAAATATACATCGCGATTAATTCGCCTAAAACATTAAACGCGCAATCTCTAATCGCTGCGAATAAAGGCATACTCATTAACAACGTGAGTGAATACAACGCGATGACTGCTTGCGTTAAGGAGATAAGCGATGCAGTTAAGGCAATCGAATCAGCGCGCAAGGAAGTAACAACGCCGCTCGATGCTTTCAAAAAGGAATTAATGAAGCTCGAAAAGGAGAGCATCGCACCGCTTAACGAGTTTATCGAATCAGCGAAGCAGCGCATGATTGATTACCACGAGCGCCTTGCTGTTGAACGTGCTGCGGCTGAGGCAAAGTTGAAAGCCGAAGCAGAGGCATCAATGCGGCAGGCGCAATCAATAGGCGATATTATGGCATCGTTTACTGATAGCCTATACACTACCAGCGTTGAGACGAATCACACTAAGAACGTGCGCACCACGATTAAGGCGCGCACCAATGGCGAGGTCGACTGGTTGAAGGTGCTCTCTGTTCAATTTGCATTTGGCAACCTAACCGCTGAAGACCTATTGACCGGGCTGCCGAAAGCAATGAAGGAGCTCGGCGTGGATAGCATCGATGGCATTGAACTTTACGAATCTAAAACTCAAATAATCAGATAAACATGAAAACAAAAATCAGACCAACAGTCTCAATTAAAAAACACCTTACTGATCAAAAAAATGAAAATCAAACCTATGGCGTAATAACGCTCAGCATTGCGATTCAAATGGTTAAGGATGCTGGATATAGGGTTTACAAACCAATTGAAAACTGGGAGGAAATCTAATGAAAATCAACGAAAACTCAGCCTACGTGGATGACACTTGCGGCAATAGGATTATCGTGAACCGCAATAACGATAAGCTAACGGTGTCGATTAAGTTAGCCAACAGCACAACCGATAGGTATATTGGTGACATTAACATGAGCACTCGCACATTAATCGTTAAGCGCAGCCGGATGAAGCACTTACTAATTAAGCGCAATGCCTATGGACTAAATCATAAGCTAATCACAGAGGCAACGCGATTCGATATTGTGCGCATCATTGATGAATTCTCGACATGGAATATACCGCGTGAGTTTATCGTTGAGAACGGCCAGCCGTTACTCTTTACAAGGTACTGCCATGAGCTGCAAATATTCATATCACTTGAACAAATCGAACAATTCAAAGAATCCAAACAACCCAAAGAACCAAAGCAATGACAAAGCAAACCGCAACAAATTATTTCTACGATCAAATGGTCAAGATATTTATTGAGTATTATGAAAATGACGAAGCAAATGTAAATTTTAGCGAAGCAATTACCGAGGCATTTGAAACTGCCAAAGTACTTGAACGCGAGTACATGATGATGATGTACAACGCTGGAAAAACTGAAGGCTTAATCGAAGGCTCGCAAACGGCTAAAGAATATTTTACTGAGACCTTCACCCAATGACACGCGAAGAATATATTAAACACCCAGCAACGAGCGCGAGTAGGATTAAACGCCACTATACAGGCGATATAAGCTATGCACAAGCCGCGCTCGATGCCGGTGCTGCGTTTCACTTTGACCTACTGGAGCAGCCATTCATTCAGATGCCGCCAATGGTTCAGAATGTATACACAGCGATTAACGAATTGCCGATGCTTGCGCGATTGTTTAATGAATCGGAGCACGAATACATAAAGCTCGGAAGCATTGAGGTAAACGGCATTGAACGCGAGGCGAAGGGAATGATGGACTTGTGCTGGATAAGCGAGGGCATCATTGCCGATGTTAAGACCACAAGCGCTCCAACGATGCAGGCATTCGCCGAGGATATGATACGGCACCTCAACCACGTTCAGGCGGTATGGTATTCGATGCTAATGGGCTTCAACCCTGCGAACTTTTACTACATCGGCATACCGCCAAAGGTGAAGCAGTCTGGTAAGTTCAGCGACCTCTACCTATACCGGCACAATGCGCTCGAGATTGAGAACGCGAAGCAGTTAATCTCTAAATACTTCGAACAATTATGAGCGCGACACCCGACTTAGGCAACCTGAGCGAGTTCATCGATCACAACTATAAGAATGTGGCATCGTATCTCATGGCTTGCGGTTTCGATTATTATGAATCGAACTATAAATACCGGAAGTTCTACAACGATTATGAGAACAATCGCTGCATCGTTATTGACCTCTACGATGATGCTGAACGGCTTAACAAGGTCGAGCTGGTACGAATGATTGATAAAGTTTATTCGCGATGAGAAAGGCTAAAGAATCAGATATATACTTTGCAATCGCGAAGTTTATGAAGCTAAAGCACCCGAGAGTATTATGGCGCTTCGACTTCAGCGCTGGAGTTAAGATGAGCATCGGGCAAGCTAAATCGCACAAGGGGCTCAACCCCCATCGCGGCTACCCTGACCTATTCATCTGCCAGCCATCGAACGGTTATGCAGGGCTATACATCGAAATCAAAAAGGACGGCGAACGAACGCAACGAAAAGATGGTACGCTATACGCTGATCAGCACCTCGAAGAGCAACATGCAATGCTGAAACACCTCAACATGGTAGGCTATAAGGCCGTGTTCGGCATTGGGTTAATGGAATGCATTGAAATAATTGAAGAGTACTTACGATAAACAACTAAACACAAAAACACATGAAAACAGACTATTTAAAGTTTCTAGAGCAGAAACAAAAGACACACACAAAAAGCGGTTTTGATATTCTAGAAACCGAATTAAACAATCAAATGTTTGATTTCCAAAAGTTCATAGTTAAAAGAGCGTTAAATGCTGGAAAGTATGCGATTTTTGCTGATTGCGGATTAGGTAAAACATTAATGCAATTAGAATGGGCAAATCAAGTAAATAAAAAAACTGATAAGCCAGTATTGATTCTTGCTCCTTTAGCAGTTGCCGGACAAACTATAAAGGAGGCTGCAAAATTTAATATAAATGCAATTAAATATGATGGCAGTAATTATCCAATTCAAATTACAAATTATGAGCAACTTGAAAATATTGATTGTTCTATATTTAGTGGAGTTGTTTTAGATGAAAGTTCTATATTAAAAAATTTTGAGGGCGCAACCAAAAAGCTGATTTTAGATTTATTTTCTAAAACACCTTATAAGCTTGCATGCACTGCTACCCCATCACCAAACGACCCGATGGAGCTTGGTAATCATTCTGAATTTTTAGATGTTATGAGCCGAAATGAAATGCTTGCAATGTATTTTGTTCATGATGGAGGCGAAACAGCAAAATGGCGATTAAAAGGACACGCTATAAAGCTATTTTATCAATTTATAGGTAGTTGGGCAATTATGCTTAATAAGCCGCATGATATCGGATTTCAAATGGATGGATATAATTTACCTAAGCTAAATTTACTTGAAAAGCAAATTATAACACCCAAAAGAGATAATGGCAGCCTATTCAATGACGCTATAATATCTGCAACTAATTTTAATCAAGAATTAAGATTAACAAAGTTTGAGCGCCTTGATGAGGTTGTTAAAATAATAAATTCAAAGCCCGATGAAAATTTTATTATTTGGATTAAACAGAATGAGGAAGGGGAAATGTTAAAAAAACTAATTCCTGAAGCAAAAGAAGTAAAAGGAAGCGATTCAAATGAATGGAAAGAGAAAACTTTGCTCGGATTTGCAAATAATGAATTTAGAATACTTATTACAAAGACAAAAATAGCAAGCTTCGGGATGAATTATCAAAATTGCAGAAATCAGATATTTGCAAGTTTAGATTTTTCATTTGAGGGATTGTATCAGGCAATACGAAGAAGCTATCGATTTGGTCAAAAGAACGAAGTGAACATTTATCTAATAACAACTGACACCATGAGCAATGTAAACGAAGCAATCAATCAAAAACAAAAACAATTTGAAATCATGCAAGACGAAATGAGCCAAGCTATAAATGCTAATCTACAAGGTAAAAAAATGACTACTGCAAATTTTAATATAACAGAAGAAAAAAATGAATGGTATCATATAAAGCGAGGCGATTGCATTCAGTTGATTACTGAAGTAGAAAGCGAGAGCGTTGGACTTTCTGTATTTTCTCCGCCATTCGCAGAGCTTTACACATATTCTAGCCATTTAGAGGATATGGGAAATTCAAAAGATTATAAAGAGTTTTTAACTCAGTTTAGTTTTCTGATAAAAGAATTATATCGAATAATGATGCAAGGAAGAAATGTAGCAATTCATTGCATGGATTTGCCGATACAGAAAGGCAAAGAAGGATTTATAGGACTTCGAGATTTTAGCGGAATGATTCTAAAGGCATTTGAAGATGCTGGGTTTATTTATGCTAGTAGAGTTACAATATGGAAAGACCCTGTAATTGAAATGCAAAGAACTAAGGCACTGGGATTACTTCATAAACAAGTTAAAAAAGACAGTACAATGAGTCGAGTTGGCATACCTGATTATGTAATGATTTTTAGAAAAGATGGCGAGAGAACTAATCCTGTAAAAAATACTGATATGAGTGTAGATTTATGGCAAAAGATAGCATCGCCAGTATGGATGGATATAGATTATGGAAATACTTTGCAAGGATTTAGAAATGGAAGAGAAGAGAATGATGAAAAACATATATGCCCTCTACAACTTGATACAATTGAAAGATTGATTTTGCTTTATTCAAATAAAAATGATATTGTATTTACTCCGTTTATGGGCATAGGTAGCGAAGTTTATCAAGCAGTAAAAATGGATAGAAAGGCAGTAGGGTTTGAGCTTAAAGAAAGTTACTATGATCTAGCAAAAGCAAATGTAAAAATAGCTTTAGGCTCCAAATCTCAATATAGTCTATTTTAATAATAAAACAAATAAAACCATGAAAACAATTTACACAATATTAGCCGCTGCGATGTTATTCACCAGCTGCGAGCGATGCTTTGAATGTCGAATAATGCAGAGCAGCACTAACCAATACGGGCAGATGCAATCACAGCCGCCGGTTATCATTGAACAATGCGGCATGACTCGGCGCGAGAATAAGCAATACGTTAAGCAGATGACAACCAGCACAACTGTAATCGTTAACGGCAAAAAGTACACAACCGATACCCGCGTATTCTGCAAGGAGTATTGATTTATTTTGTATATTTGAGCATTCGGAGGTCAGAGCCTGAATGTAGTTTCAAAAATCTTGAAGCCCTTTGATGGCTGCGAGGCGAAGTGTAACAACCGAGCCGCTCTGACCGCAGCCGCCAAAGGGCATTTTTTTTACAATGGATAAGCGAGATACTTGCATATTTTACCGATCAATGTATGAGGCAATGCAAGAGCTACCTGAAGCCGCAAGGCTTGAGTTATACGATGCAATTTTTCTTTATTCGCTCGATTTCAAACAGTCTGAATTAACCGGACTCGCGAAGGCATTATTCATTGCTTTTGAGCCTGTGTTAACAAAGGGCAACACTAACTACATAAACGGAAGCAAACCGAAATCGAAGCGAATAGGAAGCGAATCGGAAGCGAAACCGAAGCGAATTGAAAGCGAAACGGAAGCCTATAAGGATAAGGATAAGGATAAGGATAAAAATAAAGATAGCTTTAAGAGGTGGAGCGAGCAAGATTTGATTCAATCAATGACGGCATACAAGGATAGATATCCTAAGGAACTCCTAAATGCTTTCTTTAACTATTGGACTGAGCCGCTTGCGAATGGTAGGATACGCTTAACCTCTCAGGATGCTTGGGATACTGGGCGCAGGTTGGTTACTTGGAATAAACGCGATAAGGATAAACAGCCAGCAAACGCAGCACCAACAAAGACACGCGCCTCGATGGGCGTTAAGATGGAATAATTAAAATAACTTTAACTCATGAAATCAATACCAAATCACTACGTGCCTAAAATCGAACAGGCTTTAATGTTTCTTTGCCTTAACGGCGATGAGAACTATAAGGAAATCGCGCCGCAGCTTATCGATGAACACTTCTCAGACGATACAGCCCTCAAAGCCTTTAAGGTCATAAACGCGATAATGAAGGACGGCAAGCAGCCGACATTCGTTACCTTCGGTAAATACGCATTGACCGAAAAAACACTCACGGCTAATGAGATTGCTAGCGTTACCCAGTGGGGCAATGAGCTTAGTTACTCAGAGCCGATCAATGAGTACATCAGTATTCTCAAAGATGAACACATCAAGCGCAATATAAACCACATCCTAACCGAAGAGGCACTCGGATTAGGTAAGCTAAAGAGCGGCGGTGAAACAGCCGTAAACATCATTAAGCGCCTCAATACCCTAATCGAGAATGGCAGCCCTACCGATAACATCATTACAACACTTCAGCTCACCCACGAAGAGCGGCAAGCATACTACCGCCGCGCCGCATTGCACCAAAGCGGTAAGACAAGCGGATTGAATACCGGCATCGCAGCACTTAACCGATTCACCGGAGGCTTTCATCCCGAGCTTATAATCTTAGCAGGCAGACCATCAATGGGTAAGACTGCCCTCGCATTGTACCACGCCTGCCAGTTCAACGAGGCGGGCATATACTTCAACCTCGAGATGAATCAAAGCCAGCTCTGCCAGCGGCTCATACTTCAGCATGCAAACGATTCGATTAATAGCGCACGCCTGCGCGATGGGAACCTATCACAGCCCGAACTACACGCATTCGAAACCACGATCGGATTAGTTGAGAAGCTACCCATCACAATTTACGATAAGCCGCGATGCGGTGTGCATGAGGCAATACGCATAATGCGGCGGGAGTCACGTAAGAACAATTGCAAATGGGCAATCATTGACTATCTTCAGCTTATGACGATAGAGGGCTTCAGAGGCGGTAATCGAGAGGCTGAGGTTGCAGAGATAAGCCGCACGTTGAAAGCCGCGCAAAAGGAACTTAATATACCGATTATCGCACTTGCCCAGTTAAGCAGACAAGTCGAGCAACGTGCCGATAAGCGACCGATACTCTCAGACCTTCGCGAATCTGGAAGCATCGAACAGGATGCCGACACGGTTATGTTCGTCTATCGACCTGAATACTACGGATTAAACGATGAAGCTGGCAACCCTTATAGCTCCGATGTGTTTTATCTATTCGAGAAGCATCGGCAAGGTTCAACGGGTGAGGTACGCTTTAAGCATAACAGCACGCTTACGAGCTTTCACGATACCGGCTCGAGTGGTGGCAGCACCTACCTTCCAATTGAGGTCGAGCCGAAAGCAATGCAGCCTAATGAAAGTTTTGATATAAGTCCTTTCTAATGACAATCGAAGAGCAACTAATCGAGCGCATGAATAACTACGAACCGAATGAGGCAACGATAACCGATGGATGCGTAACATACCACAGCACCACGCGAACGCATCGAAGCTACGCAGCGCACTTGAAACACTCACCGAATGGCTCATTCGTGCGCAAGGCATACCTAAAACGCTGCTATGGATGGCTGATGCTTTTGAAAAAAAACGGCATCGAAATGCATCACACAATCAAATAAATACTTATCTTTGCATGCATGTAATTCTTAATTCAATGGAGTCAAGTGAAAACATAAAGACAGGGCGAGGGGGCTACCGCGAGGGCGCTGGAGCGAAGCCGCTATATGGCGAGCCAACGGTTAACATTACCTTCCGCGTTCCCGAATCGCATAAGTCAACGATTCGCCGTATGGTGTACGATTACATGGATGGCTTAAAGACAAACCCAAAGCACGAACCTAAGCGCAATATTCCTGAATATGGATGCTAAGCTCTTAACCATACCATGTGCGATTGAATCGGTAGCAACGCGCCGCGATAAAACCATCAAGGTTACAATCGGAACGCAGGAGCTTTCACCCGAGCAAACGAGCTCACTGTTCAACCAATGGATGGGTGGCGTGGGTGTAATGGCATTCAAAGGCGAGCAGTTCAACTACAACGATGAACAGCTACTCAACAACCTAAAGCTCGATGCCGCCGAGCTTGGAAGTAAGACACCGAGCCAGCGGTTACGATCAACGCTCTACGTGCTCTTTGAACACGCACCCGAAGGGCATAAGGACTTTAACAGCTTCTACGCGGCAATGATGGAGCGATTCATCGAGATGGTTAAGAAACGAATTGATACATACAACCTATGACAAGAAGATTAAGAGCCGGAGTATTGATAGATTCAGAGGTGAACGGAAAGCCGCATTATTTCGGCTACCTTACGCATCCCGGATTGGAGTACGATATAGCCGTGGCATTTACTGAAAAGGATTTGAAAGGCTTTGCAGAAGTCAATAAGCTGATACTCCCAACCGATGAACCTGAGTATAAGTTCGGGGTTATATTGCCAACCGAAGACCGCGATAAGAACAATGCCTACACATGCAAGGTATTCGCATCGGGCAAACTACACAACCTTGTTATCTACCCACGGCAATACAATCAAATCGTTACCAATGGGCACAGCCTTAATGCACAGCACGAAAGCCGTATCTTTACCGAATTAATCACAGCATAGCATGCCACTATTTCAAGGAGACAGTCAAGAGGTCATTTCGATGAATATCCGCAAGCTAATTGGCGAGGGATATCCACCTCAGCAAGCGCAGGCAATCGCACTGGCAGAGGCTGAGAAGTACCGCGCAAGACGCAGAAGGTAAACAGGGATAAAACAGGGAAAATGCCAAAGGGAATACCACCAGAGCACACCAAGTTCAAGAAGGGCGAAAGCGGCAACCCCAGCGGCCGACCGCCAAAGCTACCCGAGCTTCATGTGCTTTTGGCTAACGTGCTCGGCAAGGAAGGCAAGGATGGGCTGACAGCCGCTGAAGAGATACTCAACGCATTGCATGCAAAGGCTAAGAAGGGCGATACCCGCGCCGCCGAGTTGTTGCTCGACCGAGCCTACGGCAAGCCGAAGCAGACCAATGAGACCACGCTCAAGACTACCGAGCCGCTTGTGATCATCAAGACGAAAGAGGATGGCAATGCTTAAAGCCATCGGCATCGGAGTGCTGTTCACCCTGTTCATGGTTGGGCTTGCATACTGCTTGTTCATTGTGCTTCGCCATGTTATCGACTGCATGCCCGACCCGAATGATGAGGAAGAATAATGAACTTCGAACTCACCGGAAGGCAGACCACAGCATTTGAGGCAATTGAGTCAGGCGCATACCGTGTCATCGTATTCGGGGGGGCAATTCGTGGCGGTAAAACGTATTGGCTGTTGCTAACCCTCAGCTACCTTGCGCTGCAATATCCACGCAGTCGGTGGGTGATTATTCGCCGCAGCCTGCCCGACCTGAAGCGCACAACCTTTCCGAGCTTCAACTCGATACTTGACGATGGCGTTAACCAGTACGTTGAGAGCTGGAACCGCGATACGCAAGTGGTGACATTCATCAATGGCAGTGAGCTGCTGTTCATGGCTGAGAGCTTTGACGATGACAAAGACCTCAACCGCTTCAAGGGGCTCGAGGTCAATGGCGCGGGCTTGGATGAAGTTAACGAGCTGCAAGAGCAAACGTTCTACAAAGTTCAGGAGCGCATCGGCAGTTGGAATAAGGCGCATGGCCAGCCGCCGATCGTGTGCCTGGCAACTTGCAACCCGGCGAACAACTGGGTGAAGTCAATCATCTACGAGCGCTATAAGGAGGGCACGCTGCCCGAGCGTTGGACATTCATACCGAGCAAGATTACCGATAACCCGCACATACCGGCTGAGTACCTCGAAAGCCTGAAGGAGCTCCCGCCTGTGCAGTACGCCCGCTTCGTGGAAGGGGATTGGGATGTAATGGACGATGTGGCGAATCCGTTCCTCTACGAGTGGGATGATGCGAAGCACATCGATGACAGCGTGCAGCTGAACCGAAACATGCCAGTGCATATCAGCGTTGACTTCAACATCAACCCGCTGTGCGCGCTTGTGATGCAGCACGTTGGCAGAGGCGCGGTGGTGGTGGATGAGATAAAGATTGAGAAGGGCAGCGTGGATGCTTTCTGCGATGCTGTGCTTGCCCTCGGCATTCCGATGGGGCTGATACGCATCACAGGCGATGCGATGGGGAAAGGTGGCACGGTGCAACAGCGTGACAACTCCAGCGCCTACACAATGATAAAGCGGCGGCTCGGCATGAGCGACAGCCAGTTTCTGATACCGGCCAACCCAACGCACTACAATAGCCGCATCGATTGCAACGCAGCATTACGCAAGCTCGACATACGCGTTAACTCAAAGCGCTGCAAGGGATTCGTATTCGATGCTAAGCAAGTGCAGTGCGATGCGAATGGAAGCATCATAAAGACCAATCGAAAAAACATTGCCGAGCGTGCTGACTTTCTCGATTGTTTCCGTTACTTTGTAAACGCAATTCTAAAGCGATACTTATGAGCGTATGTTCACCTTGCTTTGATTCCGGCATCAGCGTTGCGGCATGCAATGCTGGCATTGCCTTTGGTGTTGTTACTCCAGAGACCGAGTACAGTGTAACCATAACGCACAATGCAACTAAGCGTGTGCAGAGCTTTGTGGTTGAGTCGGATGTCGATGGCATAATCACGATTGTGGGCGCAAAGATTGATGCATTGCAGGGCTACACGATTGGATTGAAGAACTGCGAGAAGTTCACCATTTGCGAGGTTGAGTATGACTGCATCAGCTTCAGCGTGGTGAACATGGATGTTGATGAACCTGAAACGATAAACCTACTCGAATGCTTGGACTGCTAAAGAAACTCAAGAGCATCGCGCACGGCTGGGCGCTGTGGGCGTTTGACACGAAGGAGAGCCGCGAGGTATCGAAGCCGCGGATGGCAATCTGCAAGGAGTGCCCCTACCGCATCAAGCTAACTGACACTTGCCGCGAATGCGGATGCTTCCTACCGGCTAAGACTCGAGTGCCTGATGAAACCTGCCCGCTGTTACGTTGGTGACATGATGACCGGCTTCATCTTGGTTAGTGCCTTGCAGCACAAGGATGAAGTGGACGAGCTGCTCGACAAGGATGAGCGATGGCTTGACCTGATTGTTAACACAAGCGACATCAGCGTTGTGTATGAGGATGAACACGCAGAGCGGACATTCATAACGCTAATGAGCAACGATAAAGAGATTACCACAAAGAACACACTGGATGAAATTATTCAAAAGATTAGGCGAGCGACTTCGATCAACATTTACTCGCAGTAAGCCCACCACGTACAACCTCGTTGAAGTATTCAAGCATGGCGGGCATAGGTACTACCGATTCCCGAAGGAGGTGAACATGCCCCTCGAAAGGTTCAGCATGAGCATGAGTCTGCTTGAGCGATTAAGCAGCGGGTTAAGTGGCAGCGAGATGGAGAAGATACTCACTGAGATGGAGAAGGCGCTCAGCGCTGGATTGAGCAATCCTAAGACAGCGGCATTGATGGGCGCATACATCCACGTAATCCGCGAGAGGCAAAATACGGTTATCCATCGCGACATACTGCTTAACATCGCAGCGACTTGGATAATACGTGAGGACGAGAACCCGGCAGAGATTAACCCCGATATCCATCAGCAAAAGTTGCAAACATTTGAGGCGTTGAGCAAGGGGGGTGCTCATGATTTTTTTTACAGCTTGGGTATCGAGCCGCTGATGCCCTTATTCAATATTTCAGCGGAAGAGTTTCAAACGCTCTGGGAGTACAACACGGTAGAACTTCGCAAGCTGCACGAGGCGTTACGCCAGCTGAGCTCTCACCGCAAAGCAGGGCTAAGAGAACAGCCGACACCTTCCGCGAGCAAGTGATGAACCTTGCCGGAGGTAGCATATCCGAGTTCAATGAGTTAATGGCTTCCGATGTTTCGGTTTATTTGCTTAAATTTGAGGCAGCAATAAAGGCTCAAAATAATGGCGGTAAAGGTTGAGATTATCTACGAAGCCGAGGCAACGAGCCTGAAGGCAACGGTCAACGAAGTTAACAAGGCAAATGATGCCGTGGTGGCATCGGCACAGGAAAGCTCGAAGAAGGTAGCCGATACCTATAAGACAGCTGGCAAAAGCATCGCAGCTGCGTTCTCAGGCAATGAAGTTAAGAAAGCTCTGGCCGATCAGAACAAGTCCTTTGAAGATTTGAATAAGAAGGCCGTGCCGCTAACAAGGGTGTTGCGTGGCTTAAAGAATGAACTCAACGCACTTGAGGAAGCGGGCAAAGCTGGCACGGCTCAGTTCAGGCAATTAGAGATTGAGGCCGCACGGCTCGAAGACCAGATTGGAGATACGCGTGCAAGGGTTAGTATACTTGCATCGGATACGTTTAAGTTCGATGCAGCTGTGCAAGCCACGCAAGGGCTCGCGGCTGGCTTCGAGATTGCGCAAGGAGCAGCGGCATTGTTCGGCTCAGAGAGCGAAGATTTGCAAAAGGCATTGCTCAAGGTGCAAGCTGCGACTGCCATCGCTAACGGCGTGCAGCAAGTGGCTAACCTATTGCTCGAAGAGAGTGCAATTAAGACTCTTGTTTTGGCAAGAGCTGAGTCAGTGCTTGCAGTTGTTACTGGAACATCTACTGGAGCATTGAAAGCGCTTAGGATTGCACTTGCCGCTACTGGGATTGGATTGCTTGTGATTGGCTTGATTGCCTTAGTCGAGAACTTCGATAAAGTTAAGCGCGCTCTGGAGAACTCGATACCGGGATTCAAAGAGGTAAGCAACGCAATCGGCGGCGTGGTAGATACAATCAAAGATTGGGTAGGCGCATCCGATGAAGCCGATCGCGCTGCGACTGCTTTCGAGTCGGCGAGTAAGAAGCAGCTGGCCGCTTCCGATGCAGCGATTGAAAGGATTGAGCGGCAAATCGATATTGAGAAGTCGGCAGGGCGTTCAACGGTTGCGCTCGAGATACAACGCGAGCAAGCGGTTATAAATGCTAACCGTGCCATCATCGCTGACTATACGAAGAAAGCCGGAACATTAAGCCAGTTAAGCGAAGAAGAAAAGGCAAAGGCGAAGGAAGTGCAGCAATCAGCGGTTAACGCCGTGTTGGATGCAAGCGCGAAGATTACCGTAATTCGTAATGAGGCAGAACGTGAAGCAAGCGAGAAGGCACAAGAGGAAGCAAAGAAACGAGCTGAGGCTGCAAAGAAAGCCGCTGAGGATGTAGCCAAGGCACGTGAAAACTTAGCTAAGTTAGAGACCGATGCTTTGCAGGCTCAATTGGATGAACGCGAAAAAATACTAAGCGAGAGCAACGCTAAAATTCAAGAACTTGAAAAGGCGTTTTTAGAATCAAGGTTTGCAGCCGGAAGTGCTGAAGAAAAGAAACTGCAAGATGCCATCTTAGCAATAAAAGAACAAGCGACAAAGAGTATTGCTGAGATTGACCAAAAGGCAATTGATGACAAAGCAGCAAAGGAAAAGGAAGCAGCTGAGAAGGCACAGCAAGAAGCAGAGAAGGCAGCCGAGGAAAGAAGCAAGCTAACAATCGCTGGCATCGATGCTCAGATAAATGCGCTTAAGACATTAGAGATTGCAGAGGGCACATCGCTCGAAAGAAGGATTGAGATTATACAACTCGAATCTAAAAAGCGAATTGAAGATGCTAAAGAAAATGCCAGCGAGATAAAACTCATCAACGCCGAGACCGAGCAAGCTATCCGCGATGAGCGTAAGAAGTCACGCGATGAAGCAATTGACCAAGCGCTTGAGATTGCGCAGGCTGTTGCTGATACACTTGGAAGCATCATTGAGCTGCAAGGCATTCAATCGCAAAAGCGAATCGAGGAAATCAATGCGGCAAATGAAGCCGAGAAGGCGGCTATCGAGGGCAGCACAATAAGCGAAGCTCAAAAGCAACGCAAGCTCGAGGCCTTACGCATAAGAACAGAGCAAAAGGTTGCAGCCGAAAAGACACGGCAAGCGAAAGCCGAAAAGGCGGCGGCTATATTTAATGCAACGATTGGCACGGCTGCCGCTGTTGCCAAGGCTGTCACGGTAGTTGAGAAAGCCATCGCCCTTGCTTCAGGCTTGGCTCAGATTGCCATCATTGCAGCAACGCCTATCCCTAAGTTCAAGAAGGGTGGTATGGTAGGCGGGCGCAGCCATGAGGCAGGCGGAACGTTGATTGAAGCTGAGCGTGGTGAGTTCGTGGTTAATAAGAACTCAGTAATGCGCAACCGGCGCGAACTGGATGCGATTAACACATCGAGCGCGGCATTCAAGAGATTGATAGATGAGCGTTACGTGCGCCCTGCCATACTCAGCTATGCGATGAGCAACAAGCGCGATGGCATAACGGTTAACGCTTCGCTGAATAGCAAGGCTATGGAGCGCAAGCTCGACAGGCTGAACAAGACAATGGCAGGCAAGCAAATGATTGTAAACATTAACGGCGGGGATTCGCGATACACATGGCAGTAGAAATTAAGTTTTTAATCGACAATCTCGATCGAGGCCAGCCGCTTAACCCTGAGGACTTCGGCATAAACATAACCGAGGACAGTAACATCGGAGCCCGCATAGTATCGTTCGACAATGAGTTAATCTTTGGCGGCGATGTGTTCGGCTATCTTTACAATAAACTTGCAACATCGGGTTACTGCGAGCTTGTGCGCGTGACTGTGCAATACCTTTGCAACTCGGGTACTTGGGAGAAGTTGGTCGATGGCTATATCATTGTAACCGAATCGAACTTTTTGCTCGATAGGTGTCAAGTTAAAACGAAGCTCTATGATGAAACATTCAGCACCAAGATAAACAACAATAAGGCTATACCATTCTCGCTGCGCCTTACCACATCAAAGAACGGCGTACCCATAACGCCGCCAACAGCAGTGCCGCTTTATGTGTTCAATCCGGGTGTGATAATCTACCCAGACCCAGCATACGCTTATACGGTTTATGATACGTTTGCTCATCTTGTGAATTGCATGAGCGATGGTTTAATCGACTTTGATTCTAATTACTTTGCCGCTACATATCCGCAGAACGATGTGCCATTCTACACCAATGGGCAATCGATTCGAATCAAGTCAAACGTTGAGATACTTGCAGACTTTGAAAGCCTATACGCAGCGATGCGGTCAAAGCTAAACCTCGGCATGGGATTCGAGAAGCAATCTAATGGAAGGCCATTACTACGCATCGAGCCTATTGCATACTTCCAACAATCAGGGGCATCGGCTAACCTTTACGATCAGCCGGAGATTGAGATGAAGTTCGATACAAGCAGGCTATACCAAGCGGCTGACTTCGGCAATGAATTATTCTTAGAAGTAGGTCAATGTGATAATGGAGACACGCTTTGCGAATTTACGCAGACACCATTCAGAGGCTTCAGGACTGAGACATTTGGATTCTTAGGTGAGTGCAATACATCGAATGTATTGAACCTTAAAACAAGCGAGATAATATTCGACACCAATCTCATTCAGGACATTGTTGTTTTTAACAATACCGGCTATGAGACTAATGGAGTGATTATCCAATCCAATTGGACTGGCAGCCAAGCAGCGAATACCGCAACGGCTAACGGATATGACCCTTACGGCGTAGGCAATACAATTTACAATGGCACTTATCGCAACGAGCTTGTATCTGCTAATTGGCTGAGTGGATATCCTAATTCGCTTCAATCTTTCTTTGAGGGATTCAATCCATCAACGGCCACTGGAACATTAAGGTTTGATAATACACTTGCAAACCAAATTGTAAATCAATTCTCTGTTGTTAATGCTCCAACTCAGAATACTCTTTCAGGGCTGTTGGCTCATTACTTCATTTGGCTTGACCCAGTTATAAATCCAAATAATTTCACGCAGCCTGTGCCGGGCACGTATGAGTATTACAGCGTTGCAAATCCGGGCATATACACGGTTAATGCCGGGCTTGTATTAGATGAATACTTAGACCCTGTTACATTTTTGCCGATTGCATTTGCAGCTGGCAGGCAAGTTAAGTTAATGATTAAGCGATTTGATGCCGGTCTGAATTTATTAGAAACAAGATTTATTACTGGCAGTGATTTAGCTGTGCCCGGTCAACCAGCTTGGTATACAATAACGAACGAGGTATTCATTTGCGAGGCGGGTGATTTAATCGCAGTTGACATTGGCATATCAGCAACCGCCACAGCCCCATTGCCTGATGTTATTCAACGCTTCTTACGATTTGGAAGTGGATTCCAAAATACTACGCTACCATCAGCATTCTCATTCTTTTCAGTTATAGGTGAGCCATTCACACCGCAAACCCTCGACCCAGTAAACATCGACGATGTGCAAGCCTACCTCTACAAGTTCAAGCGCCCGCTCACGATGGCAGAGATTAACGCCATCACATCGGAGACATCAAAGCCGATTGCACTCGGGCGCAGGGATGACAGCCTTGCGGTGATTGATACCTACATTAAGAACATTCAGATTGAGTCAGTGATGCGCAAGGCCGCGCAATTCGAGCTACGTTCAAACAAACTACTTCCATGAGTTATACATCGATACCCAACCAACCGATAATATTTAACACTGAACTTCCCGAGGTATGCGAGGGATGCGGCTCTGAGTTCGCCCAGCTTGCCGACTTTAACGATCAATTGTTCTGGCAGCTCGAAGCAGGAGAGTGCGGTTACTTGCGATTCAATGAAATTATACTTGTCAATGATGCGAATGTTGATGGCTTTAATATAACCTTTCCCGGCAGCAATGACGATACCGCGCTTGTTGCATATACCTTCTTCAAGTTCATCAACTGCCTCGAGTATAAGCTAACAATCACAATCAATACCGGCTCGGTGGGTACGCTTATCGTTGGCTTTACCAATGGTGATTCGGTGAACATCAGCGCGGTGGGTACGCATGTAATTTACCTGAAGGCTACCGACATCCCTGCGAATACTAACAGCAACATTCAGGATTTATTTATTGGCACTAACACAACCGTGCAAGAATTCATCGGGAGCGTTACCATTGATGACTTCCAGCCAAATTGCAACGGCGCATTATTCGCGGGCATCGTTGATGCTACCACGCTGGCAGTAGTGCAAGTGCTCGACCCAGTACTCACAACGAAAGACCAATACCTCACGGCGGGCATTGCCTTGGCTGATTACGATATTGAGCCGGGCTGCTATCGTTTAGCGATTGCTGATTTCTGCACCAACACTTGCGGGCAGTATTACATTTACAATCCATACTTCAACGATTGGGGCGGGTGTATCGATTGCCCTCCGCTTGGCTGGAGTAGCGTGGCGGTAACTGGCAGCGATACCTGGAACATCGGCGGCGGCGAAGCACAGATTGACCTAACGGCAATCGGCAATGCCACAAGCCTTGAATCGATTACCGAGCTTTGTGAGGACACGGATTACTATGTGACTATTGAGGTGGATTCGATTGTCAATGCACGGCTAAGGCTTCAGGTGGATGGGGTTAACTACGCCACAGCCATAAGCACAGCGGGCACGTATAACTTCACTATAACGGTAACGCAGTCCGGAGCATTGAGCCTACTCGGTTCGCAGTTTGGTGCTTCGCTCGATGGCGAGATAACGGTTACGCGGATAACGGTGCGAGCTGATAAGAACTGGGCGAAGTATGACAAGTACAGCGACCTGATTCAGATTGGTGGCTTCGCCGATGAATGCCGCTTCTTTAAGATTGAAGGCTGCAATGGCGAGAACCAATTCGGGCTCGGATTCAGTGGCACATCATTCTTGCCGGGCATCCGATTGGAAGGTCGCAGATTCCAGCCGCAATACGATACCGATACCGATTTGTTTAGGTATGCTTCCGGCAGATGGCAAGCGAGCTTCGTGGACCGCAAAAAGAAACTGAGCTATCACTTTGGGCGCTTGCCTGAGTACGTGCTCGACTTCCTCTCAATTGTATTCTACTTCGATAACTGCTACGTGAATGGTGAGCTATCCTTCCCAGCCGACAATGAATTCCCGACCATCGAGTATGACAATGCCGATGACCTTGGCAGCCTAACAATCGAGCTGTATAAGAAGCTCGATAAGGTGCGTAAGACGGTCTGTGTTGGCGTGGATGCTGACTGCTTGCCGTCAATTCTCGACAACGCAGATGAGCCGTTTATCCTTACGCAGGATAACGAGCGCATCACAACGGAGAACTTCATTAACTTGTATCAACAATAAATTCGTATATTTGCACTACATCATAGGAACGTAGGGGTTATGCCGTCCTATTCAACAGGCTGACAATAATTAAATCTCTACTACTATGGCTTGTGTAAGCTACTGCGACTCTTCGCTACTTGACCACAACTTAGTAAACTGCAATGAATACAAGCTCGGCGGCGTGTCTGCTATCCTTGTGGGTGCATGCGGTACCGAATTGGTTGACCCTTCAGATGCGGTCGAAGTCGAGGCGTTAATCACTGCCGGAACTGCGAAGCTAATCGAGGACATCCGTTTCGCGTTGCCTGCTGGCTCACCTGTGACTGTTGACAGCCCGATCGGCTGCGGTACTCCTATTCGTATCAACGAAGATAGAACCGCAACCTTGTACGATGCAAACGTAACCGATGAAAATAATACTTTCTGGAATGATGTAAACAATCGCCGCATCGCATGGGTGCTCGCATTCATGTGCGACAGCGGAAAGGTGATTTACATCAACCCTCCTGTGGGTATTACCACATCGGCGAACTTCATCTTGCCTGAGCAGAACAATGAATTGCAGCGCTACGAAGTTACATTCAGCTGGCGTGACAAGAATATCCCAGCACAATACGATGCCCCTGCTGGCATTTTTGGATAATGGATATTCAAATCACAAATAAAAGCGGCAAGCCTACCTCAACAGGGGTGGTGCTTGTTGCTTTTGGTAAGCCTCAATACTATTGGGCTGCTTACAACTTAGCGTATTCGATTAAGCGATTCAACAAGGATTTGCAGATTGCGCTAATCAGCGATTCTAAGGACAGGGCGTTGTACTATTGCCATGACTTGACAAATCAAATCGATGTGTATGTTGACCTGCCCGAGCAGCACATATACACGAATAAGAAACTTGACCCCGGCAAGGCGAAGGTATTGCTCTTCGATTACTTGCCGTTCCATTACAACCTTTACCTCGATGTCGATGCTGTATGCCTAAAGGATTTGCAGCCATTGATTGACCAGCTGATTGCTAACGATGCGAAGTATGCAACTCGCGTTGTGGGTGAGCATACCATCGACCAAGGCCGCGATTTCAAGGAGATGCAATGGGCGTGGGCTGACCAACTATGGCAGCACTTCGGATTGACGAAAGCCGACAAGATTTATGCGATTAATAGCAGCATCCAGTTCATTGAGAAATGCAATGAAGCCGAAGCGATTTACCGCACAGCTGCCGACCTTTACCTCAACAATCCGATGCCGATTAACAAGCTCCGCATGAAGTGGGGCGGCGGGCAACCCGATGAGCTTTACTTCAATGTGTCATTCGGCAAGAATAATTTCAAGCCGTATGAGATTGATGCTATCTGCTTTCAGATGAATCGTGAGTTCAGCTATGCGCAAATCGAAGAGCGCTTCTACCTGATGAGCTACTATGGTGGCAAAGGATTCACGCCGACCTTTTACATCGAATGGCTCGACCGAAAGCTCAAAGCATGGATGCAACAGGACGGCATCCAGCATAAATACTTCATTCACCGAATAACCGACCATAAGCATGCAGACCCTAAGCGATAAGCCAAAGAGAGGCAGACCTAAAAAGATTGTAACAACTGCGACATTCAACGAAGTGGCGCGCCACGGATGGAACAGCGAGCCCGATGTATGTCAGTTCATTGGCTCACTCATTAAGATGAACAATTCAGCGAACGTGCTCGAGATTGGCGTGTTCGAAGGCGAGACAGCCGTTAAGATGATTGAAGCCGTGCCATACGGCGGTAAGTACACAGGCATCGACATTAACAATTATCTGAAGTATAACCTCAAATCCTTCGGCACTGATGTCGAGTTTATCCTCGGCGAATCGATAACATTGCTCAAAGGCTATCCGGCAAATTACTTCGACTTCATATTCGTGGATGGCGACCACAGCTGGGAGAACATATTGCCCGAGTTCAAAGAGGTTGAGCGCGTGCTTGCCAATGGTGGCATCGTTGCCTACCATGACACAATTCATATTGCTGATGTAAAGAAGCTGATGGAGTACGCAGCGCATTATAACTACAATGTGATAATGTTAAACACATCCGAGGGGCGTGGCCTTTCGCTAATTCAGAAACCATGAAAGCACTTACCTTCTGCCGCTCTAAGTCATGCGGCTCGCACATCATAAACCAACCAACTACTAAAGCAACTGCGTAATGGCACTAAGCATAGAGGACATTGATAAGATTGTGAATAGGTTCGCAATGCTGCACAAGGGCTGGGAAGCCGCAGCAATGAAGACACCTATCAATCCAATCACTAAGCAGCGCACAGGCGTGAGTCAATATCCTGAGTATTGGCCGGGGTATAACTATGCCGCTAAGATGTATGACAGCATCTTGCCGCATACCCGGCCTGACATTTACCCGGCACATCTACTCAGCGTGCGCGCACCTAACCAAACCGATGCACAGGCTGAGTACATCCGAGCGAACTATAAGCCAACAACGCTTAGTGTGTTTGAGGACTTCAAAGCCACGATAAGCCGTGCATTCGCCGATCAGAATTGGAGCATCCGATACAGCCCCGAGCTTGAGCCAATCTTTGGCGAGGATACGTTCCAGCGCTACGTGAACCAAGAGATTGAACGCTTCGGCTCTCTTGAGGCATTCGTTAAGACGATGCTCCCAACGCTGAAGCTAATCGACCCGAATGGCATTATCGCAATCGAGCCCCAAGATGTTGACACCTACGAGAACGAGGACGGCGAAGAGATAATCAGCAACGAGCTAATTAATCCGATGCCCGAATACTACTCATGCAAAAGCATCGTAGGTCAGAAATATGGCGAGTATTACATGGTCATAACCGATGACTATTCAAAGGTTCGCAACGGAAGCAAGGAAGAAAAGAGCGGCATCGTGTTGGAGATTTATGACACGATGAATATCTGGAAGGTTTACCAAATCGGTAAGAAGTCGGATTACACATTCAGCGAACCTGAGCTCTACTATTCGCACAACCTCGGATATGTACCAGCGCAAAAGCTGCAAGGGATGCCTCAGCTTATCGGTGGGGAGATAAACTTCCAGTCTCCATTCATCACAGCCGTGCCATTGCTCGACCAAGTGATTCTCGATGAAAGCTACTTGCAAATCAGCAAAGCCACAAGCGCGTTTCCTTTTATGGTTGCCCTTGGTGAGATTTGCGAGTTCACTGATCGCGAAGGTAACAAGTGTCAGGACGGCCAAATCTTCGACCCAATCAATGGCGGTTACCGTACTTGCTCGAGCTGTAATGGCTCGGGCGTGAAGAGCCGATTCAGCCCAACAGGGATGCTATTGATTAAGCCTAAGACAGCATTGAGCGAAGGAGACAGCGCACTCAGCGGCGAGTATCTAAAGTTCGTGAGCCCACCGATGGACACGCTGAACTTCCTACGGACCGAGATTGAGCAACAGATGGCAAAGGCTCGCAGGATATTGCACTTGCCAAGCTCAGACGAAACCGGAACAATAGGCGAAGCATCGACAGCCACAGGCTCATTGAATAAGCTACGTGCGCTCTATGCGTTTATTAAGCCTATATCAGACCAGCTATTCAACCTTTACGAGTTTTGCTTGGTGACGATGGGGCGAATGCGTTACGGCGAAAACTTTGGCGGTGTGAACTTAGTTTATCCGACCAGCTTCGACATCAGCACCCCGAGCGATTACTTGGCTGTAATAAGCGAAGGTGTTAAGGCAGGCGTGCCGCCATCGATTACATTCAGCAATGTGTACAATTACATCAAAGCGATTCACTACACCGATGAAGAGACAAGTGCTGTTTATGACCTTATCCTGAACGCTGATGAATTGCTACTAATGAGCTCGGCAGATATCGCCCTGCGCGTTGCTAATGGCACAATCGAGAAGTATCAGGATGTAATCCATCACAGCGCACCTCAGCTAATCATGGAGCTTATTCGCAATCACATCCCGACCGAGGGTGCTCAACGCTTCATCGACCTACCAATGGCCGAACAGATTGCAGCACTCAACCGCTTGGCATCGGATAGGATTGCCGTGCAGCTCGACCCGATTCAACAGGCGCAACAGGAACTATTGAATGGCATCATTTGATTCGTTAGTTCGCGATAAGATTAAGCTCTTCGAGTCGGTGCCGGATAAACTGGCAACAGCTGCGATTAAGACACAGGCTGAGATATGGCGCAAGATTCGCCCAATTCTCGATGACATGGATGTCACAGCAGCCGGAAACATCGAGCAAACCGAAGGCAACATCAGGCGCATCGGCCTTATTGCTGATGAACTTAAGAAGGTGCTCGCTGGCAGCGAATACAAGGAAGCAGTTCGTTCCTTCCTCGGCTCAATCGATGAAGGGGTGCAGCTCACTAACGAGATTGCAAGAACATTCGAAAGCGCATTCGAACCGACCGAAGTGCAAAAGCAATTGTTGCAAATATCTAAGCAGAATGCGATTAATACATTCTTCGGTGCTGGCTTGGATGCTCGATTCACGCAGCCCTTTCTCGAGCAACTAACCACGAACATCGCAGCACGCGCACCGCTACGCGAGGCCGTGGTTGCATTGGAAGGGATTGTCACCGGAACCGAGGCGAATGATGGGCGGCTGCTTGCCAACATCAAGACCACAGCCACCACCGCGCAAGCCGTTGCAGACCGAAGCTACTCAGCCGCTGTCAATGATGAGCTCGGCATCCAGTGGTTTGAATACCTCGGCGGGGAGATTGACACAACTCGCCCATTCTGCGAGAATCGCGAGGGCGGCATCTACCATCGCAAAGAGATTGAGGCATGGGGCGCGGGTAAGAATAGTGCTGGCATCAATGATATTCGTGACGGCACTTGGGCTGGGCGCATAGATGGCACAGATAGTAAGTCGATTTTTACACTTGTAGGGGGGTGGAACTGTCGGCACTATCTTGTGCCAGTGCCCGACCGTAAGGTGCCGGATAGCGTTAAAGCTCGAGCGAGAGCTGAAGGGTTTATTGATTAAATAAATTTTATACCTTTGCTATATGAGACATTTAATACTCTCAGATGGCCGTATCATTCAAGCATCAGATATGGTGGCCGAGCACCTACTTAATAAGAAGGGCGCAAAGGAATTAGTATTGCAACCAATTAACACCCCTCAAATATATGCCGATCAAACCGGAGGAAGCACTGGAGATAGTGAACTTCCTAAACTTAAACGAAGCCGAGAACCTCGAGGAAGCAAAGGAGAAGTTCCAGGAGAACTGGGTCAACTCAAAGGAGCTAAGCGAAAAGCTCGGAAAGATTAACGGCACAATTGCCCACGTTGCTAAGCGAGCATTTGAGCCTTTCGGAGTTACGCTAACCGAAGAAGATTTCAAGGATAAGAAGGCGCAAGATGTTCTACGCATGGCATCCGAGCGAGCTCGAGAGGCTTATGAAAAGCAGCAAGAAGAGTGGCAACAGCGAGCCGATAAGTCAGGCAGCGAAGAGCTGGTGAAGGAGTGGGAGAAGAAGCACAAATCACTCGAGCGCAAACTTACTGAAGTTGACACTGCAAGGCAAGAAGCCATTAACCAATTCGAGCAATTCAAGATTAAGATTGCAGACGAACAAAAGCAAAGCAAGATTAACCATACCTTCGAGAAGGAGCTCTCAGCAATCAAGCTCGACCCATCGGTGAATGAGTTTACCATTAAGGGCTTCAAGGCTACCATCGGCGAGAAGTATGCAATCGACTTGGAGGACGATGGAAATATCTTTGTTAAGGATAAGAACAGCGGCGAGCGATTGAAGTCAAAAGAGAAAGCAGGCTCATTCCTGAACCTCTCCGATGTGCTGCTTGCCGAAGCTACGGCGGCGGGCATCATTATGAAGAACCCATCGGCTGGGCAGCGTGTGCCGAGACCGGGGCAGGCTATCATCCCTCCGATTGAAGCACAGACCGACAAACGCATGAAAGGTGTTAACCCTCGATTTTTCACAAAATGACAATTAAGCAAGCCTATAAGATATTGATGCACCACGCAGATTGGCGGCAAGGCAAACACAGCGAAATGGTAAGCCCTGCCGACCTGACCAAAGCACTTGAGATTGTGCTTACATATCTCGAAAACAAACTAACTCAATCGACCTATGCCGGAGTATGAGGGGTACAATGTCACGGCATCCGATCGCGCTGGCAAAAAGTATAAAGCGGTAGACGATGACGGGAATGAGATTCACTTTGGCGCTGAAGGGTATCGGATTAACCCCGGCACGGATGCAGGCAACTCTTACTGCGCTCGTAGTAATGGCATCCCTTCGCCGAAAGGCTCGGCGAATTGGTGGGCTCGGCAGCTTTGGAGCTGCGAGGGGCGAAGGTCGGTAAGTGACAAACCTTTTTTTGGTAGAATCGAATTGCCTTAGTATATTGCAGCTCGTTCTTTATTCATTCATACTAATTGTTTAGGCACAATTTGAAAAGGCTTGCAGAAATGCAGGCTTTTTTTATTTATCTTTGTAGCATCTATGATGTAGTGAGCCGCAACTTATCGCGGCAAAGTAGGCGCAACTTCCGGCCTTTGTAATTGGGAGTTCTCTTAATACTACATTAATCATGTCTATATCTCGCATTCTATCGGAGTGTCCTAATGTGCAAATGTCACTTAGCGAACTCTTCATCGAAGTTGGACAGCGTGAGCAATTGCCTTTTTTAGAGTTCTTGCTTTCGCCTGAAAACGCAAAACTAATCCGCACTGAGGTTGCACCCGGTGGTGGTAAATTAAAAACAGTACAAGCTCGTTGGATTCAGCGTTTACCTGAGACCGAAGTAGAAGAGGGTGGCGAAATCCTTGCTTGTACTTCAACCAATACTTACGGCGATTCAACAACCACTTACACGCTTGACACGACTGACAC